TTTTATTTAGACGAGTTAATTCAAGAATTTCTAGAAGAAGAAAAATCTTGACTTATTAAAAATTTTTTGATATAATTTTTACAGGTATAAAATACCAAAATAAAAAAATATTTTAATTAAAAAGGAGAAAATTTATTATGGCTATGAAAGAAAATTCAAAGAAAGTACTTAATTATTTAAAAACTATTAACGGACAGGATGTTACAGCTGCTGATGTTGCTGAGGCTCTAGGTCTTGAGAAACGTTCAGTTGATGGTATTTTTACATCTGCTATTCAAAGAAAAGGTCTTGGCGTTCGTACTCCTGCAGAGATTGAGCTAGAAGATGGCACACATAAAGCTGTTAAGTTCCTTTCTCTTACAGAGGCTGGCATGGCATTCGATCCCGATGCTGACGCTGAATAATTTAGTATAACACTATGTGGGATGGGTTTATTTCCATCCCACTATTTTTTTATTAAAAAGGTTTTGATATTATAATGTTATCGTGGCTTATAGGAATAATTCTAAGCTTGTTTTTTGTAGGTGTTGGCTCTTTACTTACATGGGTATTATTAGAACCTAAAATAAAAACAGTTGTAGAAAAAAATGAAACAACTGAAAAAGAAAATCTAAACATAGAATTTAGAAATAAAGAATTAACATAGGCAAATCAAGAATTATAGTTTAAAAGAGAAAAAATACAAGAACAAATTTCAGAAATATAGTCTGAATATAATGCAATTTCTGCGCGTAAAGATGAAATAAAAAATAGTCTTAATGATTTAGAATAGCAGTCAAATTCTGCCGCAGAAAAATTTTATGAAAACGCTCGTAAAAATGCTCAAGAAGCATTTGATAAAGAAGTTTAGAATTTATTTTTAAATCTTGAAAAAGATAAACAAGAAGTAAAAGATACTTATTTGCAAACCGCAAAAGAATGTGTTTCAGAATTTTAGCAAGAAATTAATGATAAAAAACAAGAATTAATACAAATTCAAAACATATTAAACCAAGAGAAAGAAAATGTTGATGCGGCAGTCGAAGCGGCAAAGAGACGTGAAGAAGAAGAAAATAAACAAGATTTTTATCGTTTAATATTGCCCGCAGAAGATATTGCTGAAATTCAATGTTTACGAGAAATAATGCCTCGTCTAAGAGATAAAACATCTTTAAATAAAGTTATTTATAAGATTTACTATGAAAAACCTTTATCTGATATGATTGGTCGAGTGGTTGGAACCGGCACTCATACTGGTATATATAAAATTACTAATATCAACAATCAACGATGTTATGTAGGATAGGCGGTCTCGATATCAGATCGTTGGCGTCAACACGTAAAAAGAGGAGTCGGCGCAGAAGATTGGACACGAAATAAACTATATCCAGCTATGTATTCTCTTGGAGCAGAAAATTTTACATTTGAGATTATTGAAGAATGTGAGCGTTCTAAATTAAATGAACGAGAAGACTATTGGCAAGACTTTTTTCACGCAAAAGATTATGGATATAGTATTAAATAAGGAGTAAAATATGTATCAAATTATTGATAAAAGAGGAACTGGAAAGACGAGTCGTTTAATGTTACTGGCACAAGAGGCTCATGGTATATTTGTGTGCGCAGATCCACAAATTATGAAGGAAAAGGCAGAAAAATATGGATTTCATAATTTTGAAATAGTATCTTATCAAGATTTTTTAAAATAGAATTACGAGTTTAATAAAATGGTTTTTATAGATGAATTAGAGTTATTTGTAAAATCTATTGGAAATAATTTTCATGGATATTCTATTTCATTAGAAAATAATATATGAAAGTTGGCTGATTAATGGAGATTGTAAGTAATGTTAAAATTTATGATTTAGAAGAATCATTAATTGCTTCTGGATATCCTATGCGCACACAATCTGGAATGAGAGAAGTAGAAGAAAAAGATATTAAGCGTGGCATTAACTTAGTTAAAGCAACAAAAAACGGTAATACAGCACATCATCAATTTTTAACTGGTATTAGGGTTAATTTTGACTTAACTTGCTCTAATAAAATGTGGGTTGAAGCGGAAAGATATAGATTTCTTGAATTTGTATCTTCACAATCTACAATGCATCGCATTACTAAATTTGATCTGGACAAATGTTATAATGAGTATGTTGATCCTCGTATGATTAAAATTATGAAGCAAAAAGTTGCTGAGTATAATAAAATACAGGAAGAAATAGAAAATGTTTTTATTGATATAGAAAAAACTTCAACTGTTGATTTGACAAGTCCAGTTACTAAAGAGATATATATACAAACGCTTCAACAAAAGAAAGCATTTTTACAACATTAGGCAAAAGAAAAATATTTAGAAATTCTTTATTCTAATCCCGCTGGTTTTATGTTAACCGCAAGAATGACAACAAATTATCGTTGTTTAAGAAACATATATATTTAGCGTCACGACCATCGTTTACCAGAATGGCGAGCCTTCTGTAAATGGATAGAAACGCTCCCATATGCAGAAGAATTTTTAACAAAATAAGACAATAGAATTGCTTTTTAAATAAAAATATTGTATAATATATATAGAAAATGAAAATAAGGGATATAAAAATGTTAAATACGAAATTTAAACTTATTATTCAACCAGAACCAGAGTGGGTATCACTTTGCGAATGGGTTAGAGAAAATATATTAAATGAAGAAATAGAGGTTATAAAAGAAATGTCATTGAAACAAGATTTTATTAATTATGTAGAAAGCAATTTTGAAAACAATCCTATGCCTGAGAATTTAATCGAATATTGGGATAAATTTAAGGGAAAAACAGATAATGAAAAACCATTGTTCACAGAAAATGGTAAAAATATTTTAACATTTTTACAAGAGCATCCTGATACTACTACATGGAAAGCAAAAGATATTGCGGAAGAAATGTTTATTTCTTCAAGAACTGTATCTGGCAGTATGAGAAAATTAGTAACAGATGGTTTTGTAGAAAAAGTAGGCCAAGATCCTATTATTTATAGTATTACTGAACAAGGAAAAAACATAAAAATTAATTAATTAGTAAAGGAGAAAAAAAGATATGAAAAAAAGTTTTATTAATTCAACTCATATAGAGGGTTTGGTTTATGAACACAGCTTGGAATTAAGAGTCTCTGGAGAAAATTCAAAACATCCAGGTACTTAGTTTATTATGGGAAATTTAAATATTGCAACAGATAGTGCTTGCACTAATATTATCCCAGTTCATTTTACTTATGTAACAGCAGTTACTTCAAAAGGAAAAGCTAATACCACTTTTGGTATTTTAAAAGATATTATTGATGAAAAAGTCGGAACCGTTATGAAGGTAGGTGCCGATAAGGCTGGTAAAGTTCGTATTGACTCTGCTATTGGTTTAAATGAGTTTTACTCTGATAGAAATGGTACTGATGAACTTGTTTCTGTAAAGAGAAATGAAGGCGGTTTTGTTCATATTGTAAATACAATATCGCCAGATGAAAAAACCCATAATACTTTTGAAGCAGATATGGTAATTACTGGTGTCACACGAACTGAAGGTGACGAAGAAAAAGGTACAAAAGATAAAGTAAAAGTGCGTGGAGTTATTTTTGATTTCCGTAAAGCAATTCTTCCTATTGATTTTTCAATCACTAATGAAAAAGGTATGAATTATTTTGAGGGACTTGAGGCATCTCCTAAAACTCCTGTATTTATAAAACTTTGGGGTCGTCAAATTTCTCAAACAACTGTAACTAAACAAGTTGAAGAATCTGCTTGGGGAGAGACTTTGGTTAAAGAAACTCCTTCTTCTCGCCGTGATTGGGTAATCACAGGTTCCAATCCTGAGCCTTATCTTTGGGATGATGAAAGTACTATTACCGCCGCAGAACTAACTCAGGCAATGGCAGACCGTGAAACATACTTAGCTACACTTAAACAGCGTAGAGACGAATATAAAGCACAACAAAGTGTACAACAGCCTGCTCCTGCAATGGCTTCAAATGAAACTTTTCAGTTTTAATATATTAAAACTGAAAAGTTAGAAAGGAAGATAAGTTATGGCAGCTATTAATTTATTAAATATTTAGCCTCATAAAGTATCTAGAGATTTATCTGGATATATAACTTTATTATATGGCCCTGCAAAAATTGGTAAAACTACCTTTGGAACTCAAATGCCAGGTCATCTTCTATTAGCTTTTGAGAGGGGATATAATGCTTTACCAGGAGTTATGGTTCAAGATATTCCTACATGGGGAGTTTTTAAACAAGTCGTAAGAGAATTAAAAAAATCAGAAGTTAAAGATATTTATCAAAGTTTAATTATTGATACTGTAGACTTTGCCGCAGATGCTTGCCAAAAGTATGTATGTAATCAATTAGGTATTGAAAATATCGGAGATGGAGGCTGGACTAATAATGGTTGGGCTAAGTATAAAAAAGAGTTTGAAGGAACTTTTAGAGAATTAACACAATTAGGATATGCTATTGTATTTATTTCTCATGATAGAGAGAAAACAATAAAACTTCAAAACAATAAAGAATATCAATAGATTGGATCATCTTTGCAAGCCTCAGCTTTAAGTATTGTTGAAAATATGTGTGATATTATTGGTTATGCACACCCTGTTGAAGATACAAATGGTGGTCAAAAACGTGTTTTAACTCTGCGCTCTTTTGACAATACAATTCGTTGTGGTTCTAGATTTAAATATATTGCGTCTGAGGTAGACTTTAGTTATGAAGCCTTAAAAAAGGCATTAAACGATGCAATAGACAAAGAAGCGAAGGAAACTTCCGAAGCGTTTGTCACTAATGAAAGACAGTCAATATCAGAAGAACCTGTTTACGATTATGATAAATTAATTGATGAATTTAACGAGTTAGTTCAAAAATTAATGTTAAAAAATCAATCTAATTCTAGTAAAATTGTTGCAGTTGTAGATAAATATCTGGGTAAAAACAGAAAAGTATCTGAAACCACTCCTGCGTAGGCTGAGTTAGTTGCATTAATTGTAGACGAAATTAAATCTGATCTTATGTAATAAATAATAAAAACAAACCCT